TCAATGAAAATAAAAATATTAAAAAAAATAAATAAATTGATTCGTATTATAGAAAATGAAGATAATCAATTTGAAATACAAATATTACTAAATAAAAAATGGGTCACTTTACCAGGATCAACTTATAATACTTATAAACAAGCATTGGCTAAAAAACATGCAAAAATAGTAATGATAATACTAAGAGATCTAGGTTATAGAAGTGAATTAATTAAAAGAAGAACTAAAAATAACAAATAATTGATTATCTTTAAAATTAAAGGTCTAATTATGTTTTAATTAGACCTTTAATTTTTTATATATACACAAAAATTAAAAATTAAAAAATGAAAATAAACAAAAAAATTATTACATTCTTGATATTACTTATATTAAGTAGTAATTTTTCTATGTTAAGTAGTAAAAAGGTAGAAATTAACAAACACCCAATTAATATATCATCTATTAATGATGAATATAATATGATTAATCTTGATAAATTTATAAAAATAATTGAAGAAGAGGAATTTAAAAAAATTGAAAATAACAGAATTAATATATTTAGTACACTTGATCCAGAATTGATTAATAGTATTAACAAAATAAAACCTAAATTTTTACATATCAGTAAAACAGAACAATATGATAAATATGATGAAGATATTATTGATGGTATTAAAGAACTTAAAGAAAATGGTGAAAATCCTAATATAAATTTTATTAAATCTATTATGATAATAGAATCTGGAATGATTCCAGTTAAAAATAATAAAGGTTATGAAGGATTTCCACAAACAAAAATACATATCATAAAATATGTAAATAAAAAACATAATACTAATTTTACAATAAAAGATATGTATGATGCCAAAAAATCATCACAGTTTATATATTATTATACCAAAGGATTAAAAGAAAGTAATTTAATCAAAAATGACCAAGATTTAATAATTGCTTATAATTGGGGAATAGGTAATTTAAGTAAATATAAAAAAGGTACTAAAGAATTACCTAAACAATCAAAAGATTATATTAATATGATTAAAGTAATGAAAAAATATTATATATAGTTTAAAACCATTGTTTTTTTCTCATTATAGTAACACTTATTAATGATATCAATGTGGCAAAAATTATAATTATAGGCATTGCCCACCACGAATGTTCCATTCCATTTGGAATATTCATTCCAAAAATACTTGCTACTAAAGTCGGTAACATAATTACAATAGAAACTAATGTTAATTTTTTCATAATAACATTTAAATTATTTGAAATAATTGATGCAAATGCATCCATCATTCCACTGAGTATATCAGAATAAATTTGTGACATTTCTTGTGCTTGTTTATTTTCAATAACTGCATCTTCAAGTAAGTCTTCATTAATTTCGCCTATAATTCTTTTAGAATTTCTTAATTTTGCTAATACAATTTCATTTGATTTAATTGATGTTATAAAATATACAAGACATTTTTCCATCTTTAATAATTTATTTAATTCACTATTTTTAATAGATTTTTCCAAATCTTTTTCTATCGAAGAAGTTTGTTGATTAATCTGTTTTAAATATTTAAGGAATACAACAGCAGAACGGAAAAATAATTTTAGAATAAAACTATATTCATCTACTAATTTTGTACCAACTTTAAGATGTAATATTTCAGTATCTTGATTACATATAGTTAATGTATAACCATTAACAAGAAATATACCTAATGGAATTGTGTAATACGGAATTCCATCTAAAGTACTTTCTACCGGAATACGTATAATTACTAATGAATAATCATCTTCAAACTCAATACGTGGCATTTCATCAGTATCTAAAATATCTTGTATACTATCAAGTGGTAATTTAAAATCATTGACTAAAATATCTAATTCATCAAATGTAGGTTGGGTTACTTTTACCCAACATCCTTTTTCCATTGTAGAAATTTCTTCAAGTCCACCTAAATTTTTATAGAATTTTATCATTATGTTCTCCTTTTTAATTATATATTTACTTTTTAATCTTACTTATTATATGATCTAATTTTTGTGCTCTTTCTACTAATAATTTAGATTCATTATATTCTACTTCATTTTCATGATAAATTAAATAATTATCTATTACATTAAAATTATAAAAATCAAATTCTTCATTTTCTTTATCAGATTGTAATAAAATACTTGAATACCCATTCATACCAACATTAAAATCAGCACCTTTAATTTTATCACTAAAGTAATTACATAAAGCAGATTTAATCATCTTATTATCATCTGTTTTTAACATTTCTTCAAAACGATAAAATTCTGCATTAAAACAATTCTTAGGAATTTTCCAAAAACCATCATCAGATTTCTTTACTTTAATCTTATATATCCACATAAAAATAATTTTTTTTACAAAGATAATAAAAATTTACAAAAAATGAAAATTATTATTTAATATATAATAAAATAAAATAATAATTTAATTATGAATCATATCAAAACATTTGAACAATATAATATAAATAATGAATCAACATTAAATGAAGGATTATTTAGTAGTGATATTAAAAACAAAATTAAAAAAATATTAGACCTTTATGAAAATGATCAGCATATAAGTGATGAAGTTATAAATTCATTATTATTAGAAGTGTTCAGAATTACTTTTAATAGTGAAGCAACAAAAGTACTTAAAAATAAAGTATTAGCATTACCAACAGAAGAAAAAATTTCTTTATTGAAAGAAGTATATGCAAAATTAACATATTCTAGTATTGATTCTATAAGATTATTAATACAACCATCAGGTAAATTATTTGTTGGATCTATTAAAAGACCACCTATTAATTTAAATCATTAATTTTCTTTTAAATAAATACATCTAATGAACTACCAACTACACTAAAGATGTAGTGGTTTCAAGGTTCACTACCTCTTCTACTGAAGACGACTCCCCTTGTTTTTGTTTTATATCCGACTCAATCCCTGAACCAGATAATATTTTTAATCCTTTTCATAATCTATGAAAAATAATACAGAATTTTCAATATTTTTTTCAATAATTGGCATATATTTTACTATATTAACTAAATCAAAATTATTCATATTTAAAATTATCTTTTTAAACATATAGTGTAAAAATGAATATAAGATTTAAAAAAGTTAATTTATGAATGTATTAAGTTTATTTGATGGAATATCATGTGGACAGATTGCTTTAAATAGAATAGGATTAAATTATGATAATTATTTTTCATCTGAAATTGATAAACATTCTATAAATGTAACACAGAATAATTATCCTAAAACTATACAATTAGGTGATGTTACTTTATTAAAAGGAAATTCATTACCTAAAATTGATTTACTAATTGGTGGTTCACCATGTCAAGGTTTTAGTTTTGCTGGTAAACAATTAAATTTTGAAGACCATAGAAGCAAATTGTTTTTTGAATATGTTAGATTAAAAAATGAAACAAATCCAACATATTTTTTACTTGAAAATGTTATAATGAAAAAAGAATACCAAGATATTATATCTAATTATTTAGGTGTTAAACCAATAGAAATAAATAGTAGTTTAGTTTCAGCACAACACAGAAGAAGATTATATTGGACTAATATTCCAGATGTTGAACAACCAATAGATAAAAAAATATTTATTAATGATATATTAGAAAATAATATAGATGGAATTAAAGTTATTTTTGATGAAAATGGTATTTGTAAAATGAAGGCAAAGAATAAGAAAAATATAATATTAGAATTTGAAGTTCCACCACCTTATTCAATATATGAAGCAAGAACAGAAATGGCAAAAATTGCAAGAAGGGAAGCAAGAAAATTATATGGAATAGATACTAATCCAAGGGGTGTTGATTACAAGGAATATAGAATAAATAAAAAAGATAAATGTAATTGTATTTTAACTTCAAGGACTGAATTAGACTGTATAATAGATAGTCAATATAATTATAGACCACTCACAATAACCGAAGTAGAACGATTACAAACAATACCAGATGGATATACAAACTATGCAAGTAATAATCAAAGATGGAAAATGTTAGGAAATGGTTGGACAGTTGATGTCATATCACATATTTTATCTTATATTAAAAATAATATATAAAATTATGATAAATACTTATGAAGAATATCTTAATTTGATTAAAGAAGGACTAATAATAACACATAGAATATCAAAATATAGACATCTAATAGAAAATTATTTAGATAGAAATAATATAAAATTTAAACTTGATGTTAATAATACTAATGATACTTTTAAATTAACTTTATATGAAAAAGAAATAAATTCATATGAATCAATACTATCTTTGATAAATAATATTGGGTATTTTCCATCATCAATAAAAGTTTATAATACAGTACCAAATAAAAATACTGAAAAATTTATAAATTATATTTATGATTTTAATAAAATAAAAAAAGAAATAAGAAAAATTAATTTTATTAAATTAACCTTATCTTGTGAAGCATTATTTGACTATGAAGTTTTAAATTTACCACATGTTATTTATCATGTATATCCAACAAAATATAAAGATAAAATTTTAAATATAGGTCTTATCCCAAAATCAAGAATGAGAAAATCATATCATCCAGAAAGATGTTATTTTACTTATAGTATAATAGATGCAAATAATTTAATAAAAGAATTTCAATTAAATGATATTAAAAATAATTTGGAATTAATAGATTATTCAATTTTAAAAATTGATTCTTCTGATATGAAAAATAAAACAAATGATAAAGATATTAAGTTTTTTATTGATCCTAACTCTGTTGGATTTTATACTTATGATAATATAAATCCATCTTTTTTTATTTATACTTGATTTTTTTCATTATTCTAATTAATTTTATTGCCCTCATTATTAATTTTTCCTTAGTATTAAGGTCTATGAATATATCTGTTAAATTACAGTTATTTGAATAATCTGTTACCCATCCTTTAATATAAAATGGACTTCTCTTTAATTGATTATCTTTTAAAATTGAATTAATTAATTTTTTCTTTGGCTTAAAAAATGTACCAACATTATAACTTGGCAAATGTGTTTTAGTTAATGGATCAGTATCACTAATATGTTGTTTAACAAAATTTAATCTTAATTCAAGATTACTGATATTAAGAATTAATTTTGCTTGTATTAAAGTTTTATCATTTCCAAATGAATAGAAACTTTCATTAGTACCAATAATATAAAACTTATTATCAATATTTTTCATTCTAATTTTTTTCTAATTTTACTTAATTTTAGCAATCTATTATAATTTGTACTTAATATATATTTTAGTTTCTTTGTCAATATCTAAAATAAATTCATTCATTTTTATACTTTGGGTGTTAATGTTCTTTTAATTCTACACATTAATTTTTGTAATTTATTACCTCTACCTGCATTTACCCTAAATGTAGTTGGGTCTTTAAAAAATTCGACAGATGTTTCATCTAAATTTTTCCATACATTAATATAACCATTCCATGATGTTAAAGGTATTATTATAAAAGAATTTTCTCTTAAAGCTGTTCTACATAATGTATGTAATCTATCTTTTGTCCATATTGTATCTTCACTTAATACAATATAAATTGATTGTTCTTTAATAAAATAATATATCATTTCTTTTTTATCTCTAACATCATACATATAATAGTCTAATTCATCAAGAATTCTAGTATTAGATAAATCATCTATATTTCCATATAGTTGTACAAAATATTTATTCATAATTATTTATTTGTAAAATATTCTTCCCATGCTAATTTAGTAAGCCAACAACGACAAGGATCATTTCCTGACATAAAACCATTACTAAAAGAAATCCAAGGTTTTAAATCATCTTCATCTTGTTTATATAGAACAACTTCACAACCTTTCTTTTTCCATCTTGCTAATTGGATAACATCATCATTTTTAATGTCTTTTGATTTAAAACCAAATTCTTTGGCTAATTCATCAACTTTATTAATAGTACTAATTTCTTTTTCTGATAAATTCATATTATTATTTTTAAATTAATGTACAAATATACAAATATTTTTTATTTAATACAAACTTTATTTAAAAAAATAACAATAATAGGATATAAATTAATTAATATGGAAAAAAGATTAGAATCCGTTCATAAAAGAGCAGTAGATGTTTGGGGTGTTGAATCCCAAATGAATATGATGACAGAAGAGATAGGTGAACTATTACAAGCTATTTCAAAATTTAGAAGATCATCTAACAAATCAGAAGAAGTTAAACAAGAAGCATATAATCATTTATGTGAGGAAATTGCTGATGTTGAAAATATGATAAATCAATTCAGATACATATTTGATGCTAAAATTATTGATAAATATAAAGAAGAAAAATTAGAAAGAACATTAGAAAAAATAATAAAATCAGAAAATGAAGAAACAAGTAGTAAAAGTATTTAATAAGGGAACAAATGATTTACCTAATTATTCAACAGAATTTGCAGCAGGATTTGATATCAGAGCTGATTTAAGTAGAATTAATATATTGGGTGATTTAATGGGTAATGATTCATTATCACTTACAGTAAAAGAAGATGGTGAAAAAATCATTACATTATTTCCTAAAGGTGGTAGGGTATTAATTCCAACTGGATTACATGTATCAATACCTGATAATTATGAATTACAAATTAGATCAAGAAGTGGTCTTGCATTAAAAAATGGTGTTATGGTAGGAAACGGAATCGGGACTATCGATTCCGACTATAGAGGTGAATTGGGTGTAATCCTTATTAATACTGATCCAAATAAATTATTTGAAATAAGACATGGTGATAGAATTGCACAAGGTGTTTTAAATCAAGTAGAACAAATTGATTGGGAAAAAGTTTTTAAAGTAGATGATTTAGGTGAAACAGTAAGAGGTGAAGGTGGTTTTGGTCATACAGGAAAAAACTAAAAAATTAAAAAGTCAATTCTAATGAATTGACTTTTTTACCATCCGGTATTCATATCATATTTTTGATTAGGTGTTATTTTAATTTTTTTGGCTTTAGATAAATCTAATAAATCTTTAAATTCATTTCTTGATATATTTACTTTTGCTTTATTTAATAATTTTATAAATTTTTCTGCATTTATTTCATTATCATTATATTGATTACTTAATCTTCTCATATAAGTAGTACCAATTTTATTTAATTTAGTATTAATTGTTTTTATAAATTCATTTACTTCTTTTTTATCTATTTTTAATGTATTATTTCTTATTCTACGTTGTATTGATAATCTATCAAAAAATGGAATACTAGTACCATAGTATTCATACCATAACATTACAAATTGTCTTAATGTTTGTTCATTTGTGATTAAATTATTTAAATTAAAATATTTTAATAATAGAACATATGATAACACTTCTACTTTTTTATCTCTATCATATTTTTTAAATGCTTGTATAAATGCAGTCATTTCTCTTTCATCAGAAAAATATAATAATCCTTTTAATAAATCTATATTATGTGCATTTTCTCTAAAAAAATTTTTTATTTGTGATAATACTATATTATTTTCATAATCAATCAACAATACACTTTCATCTGTATTGGATTGTAATGCATGTACTAATTCATGGTTTAATGTTGCTCTACTATAAGATTTTAGAAATATAATAATACTATTTGAATATTCTATATGAATTATTTTATTTATATAATTTGGATTTACCCAAATATCAATAGAATCATATTTCCAAGATTTTAAAAATGGAAAATTTTCTGATAATTCACTGATTTTATATGAAGATTTTTTTAATTTATTACTCATCATATCATCCATAATATATTTAGATAATTCAACAATATCTCTATTAATACCAGTTTCTCTGTTATTTATTGTTTTCTTCTTTTCTAATAAAAAATCTTTAAAAGTTTTCATAAACATATATATAAAAAAAAGGATGAATATTTCTATACATCCTATTTTTAAAATTATTTTTAATTATCCTCTTCTTAAAAAATCATCAAAAGATAATACATTTCTTCTATTTTCTTTAACAGGTATTTTTTGTACATTATCATAACCAGTTTTTACTGCTGCTGGTAGAGTTTTTAATTCTTCCCATACTGAACTAACTACATTTGATAATATATCAACAAATTGACTACCTAATTTATATATTAATTCACCACCTTTAAATGCTAAATAAAATGGTGCTACAATTAATCCTAATAAAATTAATCCTGCTTTTTCACCTAAATTTAATAAAAATTTACCAACTTCTTCTGCTTTTTCAGGAATGGTTTGTAAAAAATCAGATAATTTAGTCATTAAAGTATTCCATTTTTCTGTTCCTTTTTCTTTAGTCTCTAATGCCATTTGTTTTAAAGATTTTAAATCTTCAGTAAGAACTGCACTATAATATGCTTGTCTTATTTTTACATCTTTTATTATATTACTAAATGCATTTGCAATTGGTTTAAAAATAAAAGTATTTAAAATTAATACAAATGTTTCCCATCCTGTTTTAATTTTTTCAATCTTTTCTCCAATTCCTTTTGCTAATGACACAAAAAATTCTTTCATTGCAGACCAAACTTTAGCAGGTGTACCTTTAATTATATTAATAAGTTCTATTGCTTTTTGTTTTGTTTCTTTAATCCAACTAACAAAATCTTCACCTAATGTTACAATTTTATCCCATGCTTTTTGTCCTAATTCTTTAACATAGTCAATACCACTTTTTACTGCATTAACACCACTAACAGCGGTATTTTTAATATTTGCACCAAATTGTCCAATCTTTGAAGCACCTTTTCTTACAGTATCCCAAAATCCTTCATACACTAATTCTGGATTTATACTAGAATTACTTTCATTTACCATATATGCAATGTGGCTTAATTCTTCAAAAATCATATCAATATTTTTCATAATTGTATTTTATTTTTTAAATATATTATTAAAACTATATATTTAATAATAAAACCCATTTTTTTATTTTTCTTTATAAATGATACAAAAATTTCTATTTTCTGTTGAATCAACTATTTCTTTATACATATCTCTTACTTTTTCAGGTTCAATCTTTTTAGTATAATCTTTAAGTAAGACCTTTTTCATCATCTTATAGTTAATATCAGTTGGATTTCCTTTATAGATAATTTTATCTGTTTTTGAATCTAATACCATTTTAAGTATTTTTTCCATCATATCTTTTTTTGATAAAAAAGATTCATACACCATATTTTCTTTTAATTCAATTTTCATAAAAAAATTATTATTTTTTAATATATAGTATTAATTATTCACAAAGTTGATTTAATGGTTAGTAAGAGTTTTATATATAACTTAACAAAAAATTTTTAATAAATGTCTAATACACAAAATTTAGTTTTTTTTAATAAAGAAGGATATCCATATAATTTTACCTTAAATGAAGGTATTTGGAATGGTAAAATATTTTTAGAACCAAATAGTACAGATATATTCAAATCTTTGACATTATACACATTAGAAAGTGTAAAACCAATTGAATATATTGATACATTTAATATTGTAAATAAAGAAATATATAATGATAGTGGTATGACACTATCAAGCGGTAATTATACAAATAAATTAGTAACAAATATACTAAGTGTTAATCAAAGTCCAAATTTTTATACAAAATGGATTTATGGAAAAGATTTTAATAAATTTTTCCCTAAAGGTACAATTATAAATTTTTCAGGTGATATATCAAATAATATTAGTTCCGGTGAAGCTGATTTTTTATCAAACAATTACTTTACTGTATTACAAGTTATTAAAGATTCTATCATGATTTCCACAAAAACATCAAATAATAATTATTCATTTATTTATACGGGTAAAACTTTTTATGTAAATGCATATGATTGTATTTCTATACCAGATGCAGATCAAAATTTAAATTCAACTTTTAACATATTACCAAATGAAAAAGTATCTGTTATAGGTAGTTCTGATAATACAAATGATGGTGTTTATGAAGTAAGTGGTACAACATATACAAAATCAAGAATATTTGATTATAACCTATCAGGAATAACTCCTGGTAACAATATTTATGTAGATTTAACCCTATTAACTGAAAGACCATTATTATATCAAGGTGATTTTTCTATTATATACACAGGTAGTACATTATATGCAACTTTCATTAATGGAAGAAATTCAAATATAGTAGTTGGTACTAAATTTATTTGTGAAGATGATAATTGGAATCATTTATTATTAGGAAATGAATATGAAATAACGGAAATTATTACAGAAAATTATATTTCTACACCTACTGGTATGACTTTTAGTGGTTCTTCATATGAAGAAGATGATGGTAAAATAGAAAATATTTACACATTAAGAATGTTAGAAACATATGGTATTGAAATAGGTTGGAATATTAGATTTAATTCTGGATCAACTAATTTTATCAATAATAATTTAATTAAAAAAGTTACTAATATAGTTTCAGGTATAACTTATAGTGGTGAAACAGGCACAATTCATTATGATTTTTATTTAGATTCATTTGTTTCTACTGAAAGTGGTGCATCTTATTCTATTACACATATGTTAAAACCACATGAACAAACAACTGTAATAGTTCAATCATCTATTGATAATTCTGTTTATACTGGATATGCTAGAGTTCTATCAACATCTAATATAATAAATTATTCACAAGAAATAGTTAGTGGAATAACAAATGTGACTGACACACTAGATATTTTTATAAATAAATATAGTAATATATTTGAATTTAATGGTATAGATGTTTATAGAAAAAATGAAACTTTAATATTTGATGGTAGATACAGTGGACAAAACCCATATTTTAAAATGAATTTATTTGTTAATTCTAATGAAATTCCTATTTCTATGAATTATTCAACTAATTTATCAGGTAATACATTTTTTTATAATATAATTTTAAAACCTTGTGATATTACTTATGAAAGATTAAATATGTCTAATGATTTGGCACTACCATATTCTGCTGATATTATATTAGATTTATTTGATGATAATCAGAATTATGGATTTCAATTAACTGTAAATGGTGTACAATATTATATTCCATTTAATAATAGTACAGGTACAACAACCCATACAATTGAAACAATTAAAGATTTTATTGCTAAATATTATGGTGTATTTTATCATAATGGTATTGATATATCTTATAGTGGTGTTACATCTGGTAGTACATTAATCGGTCATTTATACATAAGTGGTCAAGAACCAAACATTGATATTTGGGAAATGAAAGTTAAAGTAAATAAAAATTCATCTTATTCAATAGATGAAATTCAAGATAGATTTATGATGGTTACTGCTAATAAAATAGAATCTAGTACAATAGATTTTGCTAATATAGATTTTGCAACAGGAATGATAGTATCTGTAAGTGGTTCTTCATATCCAATGAATAATAAAGAATTTAATATAATTGGTTTAAATGCAGATACATTAAATTCTGCAATAGAATTATCTTATCAAGGACCAATGACAGGTGAAACTAATGTAACATTATCATTAAAAACAAGAGAATTTTTAAGAAGACCAAGAGAAACAAATGATAGTGATATTATATATAGATATAGATGGGAAACTGATTCGAGTACTAATGTTTTAACACCTATTGACTATGTTAAAAATCCTGCAATATTTTTATATGATTTAAGTGGTGAAAATTTAATTCCATATGGAAATAACCCATTATATAAATATATTGGACCAAAACCACTAGTAGCAAATAATGATATTGTATTTCTTAATAAAGAACCTAATAAATCAATTGATAATATATCAATTCCACATAAACAACAAACCATATTTAATGAATTAAATTTCATATTACAAAGATTTGATGATGACAATGCTAGTATATTACCTAACCCTATTCAGACTTTTATTGGTTATAATACTACAGTAGAAGGTGTTGACCAAAGGAATTTAATAATTGAAAGAGTAGATAATATTATTTATAGTGGTTCAACTTTTAATTCAAATTTATATTTTAATATTATTAATGATACAATAACAATGATTAGTGGAAATACAAGTTTTCTTGAATTAGGGTTTAAGGTTGGTAGATATTTAAGATTGAAATTTAATGACAATAAAATTTATACACAAGAATTATTTGAAGATTATAATGATTATTTAATTACTAATGTAACAAATAATACTATTAAAGTAGATGGGTTATTAACTACATTTACTACATTAAATGAAGATTATGATTTTGAATTTTTATTATTACCAGAAAGAATTGCATATTTTAGAATATATGGTGAAACAGAAGCAGAAGATGAAAGATTAGAATCCAATATGAAATTATTAGGTATATCACTAACAGAAGAAGATGAATTTATATTTAAACAATCTGATGTTACAGAAGATGGTATAGATTATAGACTACTTAATAGAAAAAGAAAAGAAATGATGAATGTTTTTCCAGAAATTTATAATTATATTGGATCTTATAGGGCAATATTAAACTCAATTGACTTTTTTGGATATTCAGATATTGAATTAGTTGAATATTATAGAAATATAGATAAAACTTCACCATATTATAGAAAATTAAAAAGAGTTGTAATACCAGATTTATTAGATAGACAAGTAGAAGGTTGGTCTTATAGTGAAGAAACACCAAATCCATTAGAATATGTAAAAACTAATCTACTTAATTTAACTTATAGAATTACAGATGAAGAAGGAAATAATGTCTATTTATTTACATTAAAAGAAGTACAAGTTAAATTAAATGGTTTAAAACATTGGTTAAGAAGAAATGTTATTCCAGTTAATACAAATGTAAGAGATATCACTGGTGTATCAGAAGGTATAAATACAACTTGGAGAAGATTTGATCCAGGTACTAATTTCCAAAAAAATATTACATCACAAAGTAATGAAGCAATTAATATAAATTATACAGCAACAAGAAACTTTAATGATAATTGGTTAGTATCAGTTAGATTTTATGTAATAAATACAGATAATATACCATTATACTGGGATTTAAAAGTTATTACATTTAAAAAAGACCCATTAACAGGATTATTATATCCACAACAAAGATGGGATGATATGAGAACTGACTTATCTAATTTTAACTTTTCAATTAATTGGGATGGTACAAGTAGTGATTATACCTATGATAGATTTTTCTATGTTCAAACTACTGCATATAATGATTTTGGTGTAGCTAAACAAATTAGTAAAATGTATAAATTAGAAGATGGTACAACTTATTATTTTGATGAATTTAAAAATTATACATTAGTTAATAATAATTTTAAATATAAATCATTTGGTTATATACAAAATACAACAGATGTTTATATCATGGATGGTGATGGTAATTTTTGGGTAGTTAATAAAGAGGTACAAAAAAACAGGATTTAAAGAACCTCAGTTTTAATTAAATTATTATAATATTCTTCTGTAAATAAATCTTTACCTTCTAATATTTTAGAAAAATATTCTTTACTTGGTTTTAATCCTTCTTGTAATTTTTCTGAATTAGCAACATATACAATACATCTTATTGTTCTATCAGAAACTTCAATGTCAAGATATTCTCTTGAATAGTGGGTTGGGTAGCCTTCATACTTATCCAATAGGGAAATACTTTCTTCGGTTATTTCATAAATACCACCTTCAACAACTGAACCTTTAGATTTAATAATATTTGCATAACCTTCTTTAAAATTATTTTTAGAAGATTTTTTATTGAAAACCAATTTATAATCTTTTAAAATACCAAATTGTCTTGATGTAAAAACTACACCCCTTTCTATCATTCTTTTGGTGTCAAGATTTGAACCATATGCAAAATATTTTACCATAAATATTATATTATAAACAAAAGATTAAGTTTAGAATATATAAATTAAAAATTTTATTATGACAAATTTTGAAAAAATAAGAAAAATATATTTACATTTAGATTGTGAATACTTTGGATGGAATGATCCAGATAAACCAACTTGTTATAAAAATACAAAAGGATATTTTTTAAATAAAAAACATATACCACTTCCAATGAATATTATAAAAAATCCACATAATAAACCAGATTGGAATTGTCTAATGGGATTAATAAATAAAATGAATTTTGACTTATCAACATTGGGAAAAGGTCCTTATGAAATAGATTATGTATTAGATGAAATGTATAAATCTATTATTTAAGTAAATTTTCATTTAAAATTCTTTGTAAAATATTACACATTGGTAATTTCCCTGTCTTACTTTCATCATTGGAACATCTGAATCCAACATTAGGAAAGTAATGAATAGTAATATCTTCTACTACTAAACCTTGTGGTGTTCTCATTATATTAAATAATTGATCTTCTTCATAATAAGAAGTATATCTTTTAATTATACCTTTTTTTAAATCACCAATATCAACTTTTGTTTCTGATAAAGTGTTTAAACATTCCTTGATCATTTTGTACCTAATTTTTTTACTATATATAAAAAAAAAGTAATCAAAATGATAATTATTGGTTTAGATCCATCATTAAATTCAACTGCACTTACCATATATAAAGATAGTAAATATTCATTTTATAATTATACTAACAATAAACCTAATTATAAATGGATTAAAGAAGTAAATGATTGTGTTAATTTTAAATTTCATAAATATTCTGATAATGATGATTTTTCTGAATCAGAAGTTGCTAAATTAACTATCTATGATGAAGTTACTGATAAAATAGTACAAGATATAATTGACTTTATACAATATGAAGATGCTAAAATATTTATTGAAGGTTATTCTTATTCATCTGCACAAGGAAGATTAATTGACCTTGTAACTTTTTCAACTTTATTAAGATTTAAACTTATACATAGAAGTAATGTTCAACTTCATGTTATTCCACCTTCAACTTTAAAAAAATCTATATCTGATATGGTATATGTAAAGGATAAGAAAGGTGTCAGTAGAGATGATAATGGAAAAGCTGGTGGTTCTTTTGATAAAAGAGATATGATGGTTGCTCTTTTAAAATTAGAAATTGATGAACCATATACTAATTATTTAAAATTCAGACAAGAAGATTTATTAAAAACAAAAAATATTCCAAAACCTTTTGATGATATTAATGATAGTCTGTTACTAACTTGTTATGGCATAGAAAAATATATATTAAAATAAACTTTTAAAAAGTTATGAACTATAATTAATAAGCATAAAAAATAATGTAATTAAATAATGAATGGATTTGATATTTATTATACCCATCATAATATTATCGATGGGGTATATTTAACAAGAAAACCTATTACTTGGGAAGAAATTCCTTATATGGATGATATTGATGCTGAAGATGAAAGTGGAGAATTATTTGCATTATTTCAAGATGCTAAAATATATGATATAGAAGATTTAGAAAATTTTAATAATCCAAGAGATAAACATAATATTAATGAATCAATATTTATAATAAGAAGGGAAGGTGAATATTATTTGTGTGAAACGCAAGGTGAAAATTATATAAAATTTGCTACTAATATTTCAAATGTTGAATTTATAAACATGTATGATAGACTTAATAAAATAATAAAACTACAAAAGAAAAATTCTGAAACAATTGAACCTTTATTCTGAAAAATAAAGGTTTTTTTCTTTTAATATATATTGATATGAAAACTTTTAATCAATTTATAAATGAAGGTGTTAGGGATTTAATGAAACCCAAATCAGAAGAAGATATTAAAAAATCTTTAGATAAATTAACACCTGAATATAAATTACATAAAATATATTCACATAAAGTACAACATCTTTATACAGATGAAGAAATTAAAAAATTATTAAATGAATTAAGTTTAAAAGATAAAATAAATAATATATATTTTTATAAAATACAACATCTTTATACAAAAGAAGAAATTGTATCTGATATTGTAGAAACAATTTTAAATAATTATAGAAAAAATACAACAACTTTTAATCTTATAAATTATAGACCAGTAATAAATTATGATTTTGCTATAAATATTATGGATAATTTGAAAAGTCATTATGGTAATAATATTTATTTACAAATAGATAAAGAATATAAATTAGAATTTAAAGAATTTTGTTGGGATAAAAATATTGCCTTTTCTGAAATTACAGAAACAGAATATAAAATAATGAGTACTGATAAAATAAAACAATTACTTACTAAATTAGTTAAAGATGTTTTTAATGAAAAAACATTTACTTTTTCAATAAGAAGATTAAATTAATTTTTCTTTAATCTTTTCAATTTTCTTTAATCTTAAATAAGATAATAAATCTTTCTCATATTTAACAATATGTCCTAACTTACTAAATTCTTCTACAAATTTTTCAAATACTTTACTATTTGTACTTGTACCATTTACTATCATTTTAGTGTTAAGACTTAAAAATTCAAATGGATTTATTTTAGTATAACCTTGTTCATCTATTAAAATAGTATCAAATACTTCATTAGTAATCTTCTTACTAAAATTAATAGTAGATCCATTTAATAGTGAAATGTTATATTTTGAATGACCTTTAATAAGATTAAATTTATCTTGATTAGTTTTTAATAGTTTTTCTTTTAAATTTATTAATGCATTATCATGACCAACTACAAGATTATTAGAATTTGGATTATTAATAGCATAATCCAATATACAAGATAAAGAAAGAAGTGTTTTACCTGTTTGTCTTGGCCAATCTAATATAAGATGTTTATTATTAATAAATAA